TTTAATCCTATGTTGGTTCGTTGGTCAGACCAGGGTAATGCTTATCAATGGGTCCCACAATTAACTAACCAGTCGGGCGAATATTTACTGACAAACGGCTCTTACATTATGGGCGCCCGTGCAACCCGCCAAGAGATTTTGGTTTGGACAGATTCTTGCTTATATTCTATGCAATATTTGGGTGCTCCTTATGTTTGGGGTTTCCAGGTATTGATGGACAACATTTCTGTTATATCGCCTAACTCCATGATTACGATTAACAACGTAACGTACTGGATGGGTAAAGACCGTTTCTATATGTACTCCGGCCGTGTTGAAGTTTTACCATGTGCCTTGCGCCAATATATTTTTAATGATATTAATCAAGAACAAGCATACCAAGTAGTTACTGGCGCAAATGAAGCATATAACGAGGTTTGGTGGTTCTACGTGAGCCAAAGTAGTGCAAACACCGTTGTCGATAAATATATTATTTACAACTACTTAGATCGAGTTTGGTATTACGGAACTATGGGACGCACCGCTTGGATGCAAACAGGCACCCAACCGTACCCTATTGCTGCAGATTACAACGGAAGACTTTTGTACCATGAAATCGGGTGCGACGATTTGTCGACTTCTACAACCTTACCGATTGATGCATATGTACAAAGTTCTGATTTTGATATTGGCGATGGTCACAATTTTGGTTTCGTCTGGCGAATACTTCCTGACGTTAACTTTAACGGGTCTACTACTAATCAGCCCAGCGTTACGATGACGGTTAAACCCCGTCAAAACTCTGGAACCCCGTATGGCCAGGCTGACAACCCACAAGTTCAATCCGCACAAAACTACACAGTTGTGCCAGAATATACTATTCAGCAGTTTGATGGTCAGGTGTATACCCGCCTGCGTGGTCGTCAAATGGCATTTAGAATTGAATCAACTGGTGTAGGTGTAGCTTGGCAGTTAGGTAGTCCACGTATTGATATTAGACCTGATGGGCGCAGATAATGACTATTCCAGCCTACCAAAACTATAATGGCACGCCATTAATACCTACGCCACCTAACTTATTAATTGCGCCCGCCGACTATAGCCAGCAGTATCAAGACCAATTAAATAACGCCCTACGCCTATACTTTACGCTTTTAAACAACTTTTCTCAGGCTTTAGCTACTCCTGATTTAGGTACTACTACCCAAAGACCAACAACAAAGCTTTTGACTGGGCAACAGTTTTTTGATACTACTTTAGGATATCCTATTTGGTGGAATGGAACTAAGTGGGTAAATGCTTCCGGAACGGCAGTTTAAATGATAAACTTGAACAAAATTACGAGGTGAGGCCTTATGGGACTACACAATACAGCACATTACTTAAAATCTAAGGGTCGGAACGACGATACTGAGCTTGTCCATATGACCAAAGGCGAGGTTCAAGCCCTTAAAGGTTTGGCTGCACAGCATGGTGGTTCCCTTACCACTAACCCAGAAACAGGCCTTCCAGAAGCAGGATTTTTAAGCTCTGTATTACCTATGGTGGCAGGTGTTGCTGCCGCTGCATTTGCCCCAGAACTGCTCCCTTTAATTGCCGGCGGTATTGGCGTTGCCGACTATGCTGCAACAGGCTCTCTTACTAAAGGTTTATTGGCTGGTCTGTCGGCTTATGGCGCTGGCGGTATTGGTGAAGGGTTAACTGCTGCGGGAGATACCGCTTTAGCTAATGCCGGAGAAGATGCTATTGGTCAGTTTGCTCAAGAAGGTGCTAATTCTGCTGATATTGTGGCTAATCAGGCAAGTAATTTTTCTAAAATGGGTACCGGTATAAATTCTTTAGCATCAACCCCAGGCGCTCTTGGTAGTTTTGCCGCTAATAATATGAGTAATATAGCTATGGCAGGTGCTCCATTATTGATGAATACGTTGGGAAGTAATCGCTCAACTATACCTGCTGCTACGTCTACAACTACAAGTACTAACCCAATGGGGTTAAAGACACTATCTCCAGACTTTAAGGGTACATTCCCAGCGCAGCCAAATCCACCTTATCAAGCGCACTATCCAAATTACGTACAAACTCCATATAATGCGCAAACGGGTACCCCAGCGGTTCAGTCTCCCGCCTCAACTATTTATGCGGCGGATGGTGGTTTAATGCAATCTGGGCCAGCACAAACAAACTTTATGGGTCAAGATATGTACCCACAAAGCCAAATTCAACGTTCTTACTACGCAACGCCAACTCAAATGCCTACATCTGCACAACAGACTATGGCTAGCTATGAGCCAAAAACTAACCCATTAACTGGCGAATTAACTGCAAATATGCGTGAAGGTGGTATTGCTTCTTATTCTGGTAAATATGGCAGCGTTGTGGCTATGAATGAAGCTACGCAAGATTTACAAGATTTATATGGTCACCGTCCAATCATGTCTACACCTTCTGCAGATGTAGGTATTTACCAAGATACTGACCCAAATACTCGACATTTAAGCCCATACGAAGCTGCTTTATATCGTATAAAACAAAAAGCCTCGGCTGCTGGTTTAGGTAAAAACGCTGTTAATTTGCCTTCAGCTTCAACTACTTACGGTAAAATCAACGTTGATGATACGCCTGATACTACTGATATGGCTTCTGGTGGTATTACAAGTCTAGGTAGCTACGCTGCTGGTGGAAATCCAAGATTATTAAAAGGTCCTGGAGATGGCATGAGCGACTCTATTCCTGCTAATATTGGGGGTAAACAACCAGCTCGCTTGGCCGACGGTGAATTTGTAGTGCCTGCTGATGTAGTAAGTCATTTAGGTAATGGCTCAACTGATGCTGGCGCTAAAAAGCTATATACCATGATGGACAATATCCGTCGTGCACGTACTGGAAGAAAGAAGCAAGCACCTGCGGTAAAGGCGGATAAATATCTACCAAAATGACAACACTTGTATACGCAGATGTAGATGGGTTTGCAGTTTTAAATGAGATGGATGAGTTATTTCCAGCTCATTATGAAGAGTTATGTGTAACAAAAGAATTTGATTACGAGCCTGATTACGATGCTTACAAGCGTATGGCAGAAGCAGGAATGTTGCGGTGCATTACTTGTAGGGCAGATGGTGAATTAATTGGCTATATTGTATTTTTTATAACCCCACACCTACATTACAAGTCTTGTATAACTGCAATGGAAGATATTTATTTTGTGCGAAAAGATTATCGCAAAGGTAGGGTAGGAATTAAACTTTTTCAGTATGCTGAAAAGGTTTTGAAAGAACGTGGTGTACAGCGGATTGTTATGCATACTAAAGTGCATTTAGACAATTCACGGTTGTTTGAGTATTTGGGTTACAAAATGACAGACAAAGTATTTACTAAGATGATAGGAAATTAATATGGGCGGCGGACCATCTCCAGCACCGGCACCATCGGGGCCAACACAAACAACAGTCCAGAATACTAATATTCCGGATTATGCACAACCGTATGTTAGCAATATGCTTAACGCCACACAGGCGCAGCTATTTAATTTAGATTCGAATGGACAAATTTCTGGATTTCAGCCGTACACTCCGTATAGCAATGACCCTACCAAGTATGTAGCTGGTTTTTCTCCACTACAACAACAGGCGCAATCATCTGCTGCTAACTTACAAATGCCTGGTCAATACGGTGCTGCCACCGGTATGGCTGGCGCTAGTGGTTTAGGCTCATTAGGTGTTGCAGGACAAGCAAGCCAAGCAGGTCAAAATTTACAAAATACATTAACTAACCCCGGCAGTATGGCGCAGTACATGAACCCATACTTACAAAATACATTAGCCCCAGCAGAGCAGTTATTAAACCAGCAATATGGCATGCAAGGCGCTTCTCAACAAGGCGCTGCTACCCAACAGGGTGCCTTTGGCGGCTCTCGTAATGCGTTAATGCAGGGATTAAATGAGCAAAACCGTATGCTTGCGCAAAACCAATTAGTTGGTAATGCCTATAACCAAGCCTATCAAAATGCTCAGCAACAAGCTACAAACGTAGCTAACGTTGGTTTACAAGGACAACAAACTGCTATACAAGGTCTTGGTCAAGCTAACACTGCGGCTGGTAATTTAGCCGGTATTGGTGGACAACAACTTTCTGCTCAACAGGGCATTATTGGTACACAAGCTACTCAAGGCGCAGCACAACAAGCCCAGCAACAACAGATTATTAATCAGGCTATTCAAAACTACGCTACTGCGCAGCAATATCCATTGCTTCAGTTGGGCACAATGTCCAATATGTTGCGTGGTTTGCCTATGCAGGCTTCTACTACTTCTATTTACCAAGCGCAGCCGACTGCTACTCAACAAGCTATTGGTCTTGGCGGAACTGCCGCAGCCCTTGGCGCTGCATTTGGTGGTGGTAACGTCGGTAAGAAAGAAGGCGGTATTATTGCTATGCGTAAAGGTGGTAAGGTACCAGGATTTAAATATGGTGCGGTTATTAATGATGAGCAACTACAATCTGATGCCCGCCAATTAGGTGCAGCTCAAGGACAGCCTGGTCAACCAAGCCCATTACAACAACGGATTAATGATCCACAAGTTAATGCTAATGAACGTATGATTTTCCAAGGTGTTCAGGCCGACCAAAATCGTTTACGCCAAAACCCAGGCGCAGCTCAAGCTTTAATGCAAGCTGCTCAACCACCACAACCACAACAACTTGACCCAAGAATGATGGAGCAAGCCCGTATGTCTGGTCTTGGCGCTGCAGGTGGTCCCGCATTTAATTCTCAAAGTTTTGCTGGTGGTGGCATTATTGCTTTTGCTGACCAAGGTTTAGTTCCTGAGCCAAAAGCACCTACAAACCCAACTACCCCCGAAGAGTTTGCTGCAGCACGTGATGCTATGATGGCTAAACGTGGTGTTACTACCGGCCCAACAGAAGCTGAAAAAGCTTATGCAGAACAACTAAAAGGTCGTGGTAGTGATGCATCACGTAACCGTGAACTTGCTTTAGCTATTGCTCAAGGTTTTGCTAAAGTCGGTACTACCCCAGCCCCTGGAGGTTTAATGCAGGCACTTAATATGGGTGTCCAAACAGCTATTCCAGGTATTGCTAAAGCATACGAAGCTCAAGAATCTGCTAAAGATGCTGCGGCTAAAGCTGCTTCTGACTTATCCGAAGCACAACGTAAGTTTGCTGCTGGTGATGTTGATGAGGCTTGGAAAGATTACGACTCATATCAGAAAAATAAAACGTCTGAAAAAGTTGCTCAAATCCACGCTTCTGTTGCTGGTCAACAAGCTAATGCAGAAAAAGGCTATGTACAACAGCTTTTACAACAAGGCTATAGCTTGCCAGATGCATTGCAAATTGTTAAAGGCGCTGGTCGTGCCGAGTCTGTTGAAAGCGCAAATGCTAAGATTCTTCTTAAAGATATCAACGACCAAATCTTTAATTTGGATCCTAAGAAAGACGCAGCTAAGATTGCAGAGCTTGAAAAACAACGGGCTGCAATTGTTACTAACTTGCAAAAAGGGCCTGCGGCTGGTGGACCACAACCTGCTCCCGCACCAGATGCTAGTGGTATAGTAGACGTACCTGGAAAGGGTAAATTTAAGCAACTACCTAATGGCAACTACGTACAAGTAGGTTAATATGGCTCGTGAATACACGCCAGAA